GAGATCTGCCATTCTTTGCGAATGTCATCGCCGAGTTCGCGCGCTCGGAGTGGACGGCCCATCAGTTAGAGATCGCGGCCATGTTAGCGCGGACCATGGCGGATTTGGAGCGGGAGCAGCGGGAGTTACGGGCGGAGGGGAGCGTATCCAAGTCGGATCGCGGGACGCCTGTAGTCAATCCGCGCAAGGTTGTTGTGCAGATGCACGCGGGTTCGATCCTGTCTTTCCGGCGCAGCTTGCAGTTGCACGCGCGCGCGCAAACGCGGGATTTAGCGGACGCGGCGAAGCGCCAGTCGGGCGCGAAGCGGATCGAGGCGGATATGCCGGATGGCGACGACGATCTCATTGCCCGCCCGAACTGACGCCGACAAGGTTATCGCCTTCATTCATCGGTTTTGCCGGGTGCCCGAGGGGAGGCACGTCGGGAAGCCGTTGGTGCTCCTGCCGTTCCAGCAGGACTTCATTCGGGCAGTCTACGGCGCGACGAAGGTACGCCGGGCGTATCTGTCTATCGCGCGGAAGAACGGCAAGTCGGCGCTGATCGCCTGTCTTGTTCTTGCCCATCTTGTTGGGCCGAAGGCTGTTCAGAACAGCCAGATTGTTTGCGGCGCGCGGTCGCAAAAGCAGGCGGGGATTATCTACAAGCTCGCGGCCAAGATGGTCGCGATGAACCCTGAGTTGAAGCGGCTGGTTCGGGCGACGCCTAGCCAAAAGCTGCTTACCGGCTTGCCGATGAACGTTGAGTTTGGGGCGATATCCGCGGAGGCGCAGACGGCGCACGGATTTAGCCCGGTGGTGGCGATTCTTGATGAGGTCGGGCAGGTCAAGGGGCCAACCGATGCCTTTATCGAGGCAATCGAAACGTCGCAGGGCGCATACGACAACCCGCTGTTGATCGCGATCTCGACGCAGGCGCCGACCGATGGCGATCTCTTCTCGCAATGGCTGGACGACGCGCGCACGGCTGATGACCCTAGCGTGGTGTCGCACGTCTACGCGGCGCCGATTGATTGTGACTTGGGCGACAGGGAAGCATGGGCCGCCGCCAACCCGGCGCTAGGTTCGTTCCGGTCGCTGGAGGAAGTGGCGAACTATGCGGAGGATGCCAAGCGGCTCCCGAGCAAGGAGAACTCGTTCCGCTGGCTGTTCCTGAACCAGAGGATCGACGCCTCGGCGCCGTTCATCGCGAGGACGGCTTGGTCGGAGTGCGCTGGAGCCGTTGTATCGAGTTTCGACGGCCCGGTGTTCGCCGGGCTGGACCTGTCGTCGGTATCGGACCTTACGGCGTTTGTTGCCATGTCGCCGGTTGGCGACGAGTGGCACGTCAAGCCGAGGTTCTGGCTTCCAGAGGAAGGGTTGCGCGAGAAGTCGCGAACGGACCGCGTTCCCTATGACGTTTGGGCGCGGGACGGGTTTCTGGAGACGACGCCGGGACCGTCGATTGATTACCGGTTCGTTGCGGGCTTCCTTTGGGACTTCTGCCAAGACCACGAGGTTCGCAAGATCGCCTTCGACCGCTGGGGCTGGCGGCACCTGAAGCCGCTGCTGGCGGAAGCCGGGTTTAGCGAAGCGCAGCTTGAGGGCGATGCGGCGCTGTTCGAGCCGTTCGGGCAGGGCTTCCAGTCAATGTCCCCGGCGCTCCTCGCGCTCGAGGCGTCGATACTGAATCGGAAGATTCGGCACGGCGGGCATCCGGTTCTGACGATGTGCGCGGCGAACGCCACGGTGAAGGCCGACCCGGCGGGCAACCGCAAGTTGGACAAGATGAAAAGCCACGGCCGGATTGACGGCATGGTGGCGCTGGCGATGGCGCAGGCGATGGCCGGGACTTTCGAGGCGTCCGCGCCGTTCGACGTTATGGCGATGATCGCCTAAAGCCCCGAAAGGGAAATCCATGACAATCATTCGCAAGGCAACCTCTTCGGAGGTTGGCCCCGACCTGACGTTTGTCCTCTCGGACGCGACGGTTGACCGGATGGGCGATACCATCGATCCGGCCGGCTGGGATTTGCGCTGGTTCCGCAAGAACCCCATCGCGCTTTTCGGGCACGACAGCGGGTTCCCCATCGGGAATTGGGCTGACGTTCGCGTCGATGCCGGGAAGCTGAAGGGCCGCTTGGTCCTCGCTTCCGAGGGCACGAGCGGGAGGATTGACGAGATCCGGCGCCTTGTCGAGCAGGGCATCCTCCGGGCGGTTTCGGTTGGGTTCAAGCCTATCGAGGCGGAGCCGATTGACCGCGGGAGCCCCTACGGCGGGCAGCGGTACAAGAAAAGCGAGTTGCTGGAGACCTCCTTGGTCTCGGTGCCCGCTAACCCTGCGGCTCTCGCGGTTGCGAAGTCGCTGCACATTTCCGACGACACTCTGCGCATGGCCTTCGGCGAGCAAGCCGAACGGGGCCTTGGGGGTCGCGGCACTACCGGCGAGCACGCCGAACCCCCTAAACTTCCCATTCGAAAGAGCACTGCCATGAGCAAGACCATTTCCGAGCGCGTCGTGGACGCGCAGGCGGCCTATCTCGCCGCGAAAGATGCGTACGTCGAGTATGGCGCCGCTGACGACTTCGAGCCGGCCAACCTCGACTCGCTCGAGGCGACGATGAAGGAAGCCGAGGACAAGCTCGGCGGCCTGAAGCGCCTGGAGGCGAATGTTATCGCCAAGGGCGGCGATCTCCGTCCCGCGGCCCCGGCCATCCAGCCGAACGGTCGCCAAAAGGACATCGGCGGGATCGATCTCCTCGTTCGCGCGGCCGTCGCCCGCGGCGTCTCGCACTTCGGCGGCAAGCCGCTGGATCAGGTTCTGGACGAGCGGTACAAGGGCCACCAGGCGACCGCGTTCGTCGCCAAGGCTGACCAGACCATCGGCACCACGACCGTTACCGGCTGGGCTGCCGAACTGGTTCAGACCGTCAACGCCGGCTTCCTCGACGCGCTGATGCCGGATTCGTTCTACGCCAAACTCAGCGCGCGGGGCATCCGCCTCAGCTTCGACGGGTACGGCACCGTTTCGATTCCGAGCCGCACCGCTGGCGGCGCCGCGGGTGGCTTCGTTGCCGAGGGCGCCCCGATCCGCGTCGGCCGCGTCACCACCGCCGCGACCACGATGACCGCCAAGAAGATGGGCGTCATCATCCCGTTCTCGCGGGAACTCGCCAAGCGCAGCACCCCGGCCATCGAGGCGCTGGTTCGTCAGGCCATCGTCGAGGATACCGCTGTCACCCTCGACACCCTGATGATCGACGCGGTCGCGTCGTCGACTGCCCGTCCCGCCGGTCTTCTGAACGGCGTGTCGGCGACGGCTTCGGGCGTCGGCGGCGGCGACTATGAGTCGGTCAAGTCCGACTTCAAGGCGCTGCTCGCCCCGTTCATCGCCGCTAACGCGGCGGGCGAAATCGTCGTCCTGATGAACCCCAGCCAGGGCCTCAACCTCGCCCTGATGGATGGCCCGGACGGGAACACTGACTGGTTCGGCCCGATCCGGCAGCGCGTGACCATCATCGAGTCGGGCAACGTCCCCGCCAATCGCCTGATCGCGATCCGGGCGTCCGACCTCGCCACCGCCATGGGCGACTCCCCTGACTTCGATATCTCGGAGCAGGCGACCGTCCACATGGAGGACACCACTCCGCTGGAGATCGTGTCTGGCACCGGCCCGACGACCGCCGATCCGGTTCGTTCGTTCTTCCAGACCGCCACGATTGGCGTGCGGATGCTGATGGATGTGTCGTGGGCGATGCGCCGCTCCGGCATGGTTCGCTGGATCGACACCACCTCGTGGTAATGAAACGGGGGGCCGGTTCGTCCGGCCCCCAACCCCCTCAACCTGATATCGGAGGCTTTAAGCCATGACTATTCGCAGGTATGCCGTCACCGTGACCACGGACGGCTCGGGCGCGGCGACCGCCTATAGCCCGTATCTCTCGGGCTACATCTCGCAGATCGTCTACACCAAGACCGATTATACCGATGGCGTCGATTTCACTATCACGCTTGAGGCGACCGGCGAAGGCCTGTGGACGGAAGCCAACGTCAACGCTTCCACCTCGCGCATGCCGCGCGGCGCGATCCACTCGAACGCGGGCGTTGCCGCCCTCTACGCTGCGGGCGGTACGGCTGTCAGCGACAAGATCGCCGCGGGCCGTGACCGGGTGAAGATCGTCCTCGCGCAGGGCGGCGCTACCAAGGTCGGCACATTCACCATCGTCGTCGACGACGGGCGCTGATTTCTAACGGGCGGGGTCCGCCCCGCCTTCCTTTCCCCCGAAACAGGAGGCCGCCAATGGCAATCGAGACTTGGTATCTCCTCAAGGACGGCACCTACGCCGACCCGAGCGAGTGCTCAACCGGTAAGGATGGAGTGCTGCGCCACAAGAACGGAATGGAGGTTGCGATGCGCGATGCGTCCACGCCTTCGACGAGCAGCGTCGACGCCGACAAGCAGCGCAAAGCCCCAAAGCAGGTTCCGGAGACCATCAAGGCGCCTGACCACGGGTCGGCCGAAGTTCTGAAGGATGTCGAGCCCGAGGCCCCGAAGCGGCATTACAAGACCCGCGAGAGCAAGGCCGAATAAGCTTTGGGCATCCGCGACTGGCTGTTCCCGCGCAAGGCTGCCGAGGGCGAGTATCGCCCCGGCCCCTACCTCCTTGACGAAGGATGGTTGCCCGCGGGGACGGCGTGGAACTTCTGGCAAAAGGGCGAGAACGTTCGCCCCTATGGCGCGCATTCGGCGATGGTAGAGGCGTGCGTCTCGGCCTACTCGCAGACGGTGGCGATGTGCCCCGGGGACCACTGGCGGCTGAAGGGCGACGGCGGGCGCGAGCGCATCACGACATCGGCGATCACGCGGGTTCTCCGTAAGCCGAACAGCTATCAGACGATTTCGGACTTCCTGCTCAACGCAGTTCGCAACCTCTACACTGAAGGCAACGCATACGCTCTTGCGATCCGTAACGACCGCTTCGAGATTGCGGAACTCCACCTGATGAGCTCGCGGCAGTGCGCCGCGGTGGTCGGCGAGGATGGTTCTGTCTTTTACAACCTCGCAGGTAACGAGATCATCGACCGGCGGTTTTCTTCGCCGAACGCCATCGTTCCCGCGCGCGACGTGCTGCATCTCCGGCTTCACACGCCGCGCCATCCGCTCCGGGGTGAAAGCCCCATCCTAGCGGCGGCGCTCGACATTGCGGCCGGCAACGCGGCGGTGCAGCGGCAGATTTCGTTCTTCCTGAACGAAGCCCGGCCGTCGATCATGCTTTCGACGGACAGTGTCCTGACAGTCGATCAAGCCCGGCAGCTTCGGGACGCGTGGGATGCGCAGACGCGCGGCGACGGCCGCGGCGGAACGCCGATCCTGACCGCGGGCCTCAAGCCGATCACGGTTTCGAGCAACGCGGTGGATTCCCAGCTTGCCGATACGCTGAAGCTCTCGACCGACGCCGTTGCATTGGCGTTTCGCGTTCCCCTCGCCATCCTCGGCATGGGGCCAACCCCGTTTGCGTCAACCGAGATGCTGATGCAGTCGTGGATCGCCTCGGGTCTGGGTTTCGCGCTCAACCATATCGAGGAAGCTTTCGGCCTCTTGTTCGGCCTCAAGGGCCAGCCCGAGGAATACGTCGAGTTTAACACGAGCGCGCTCCTTCGCTCGGCATTCAAGGATCGCGTCGAGGGTTACGCCCTCGGCGTCAAGGGCGGGCTTTTCAAGCGCAACGAGGCTCGAGCGGAGTTCGAGTTGCCCGAGGTTGAGGGCGGCGATCTGATTTACGCGCAGCAGCAAGACGTGCCGCTGGCACTTCTAGCGGACGGACCCCCGAAGCCAGTCGCGCCGCTGGCGTTGCCCGCCCCGGAGCCTGACGAGGCGCCGAGCGAAGCGGAGACGGCCAAGGCGCTCCTCGCATTACACAAGGGCTTCGCGGATGTTCGACGGTAAGGCGTTCGGCGAGGAGATGGTTGCCGCGGTGCGGGACTTCGTGGGGCGTTCCCTTGATCCGCTGATCGAGGCGAACGCTAACCTTACCGCGCGCAACGCGGCGTTGGAGGCGCGTCTGGCGGCCGTCGAGGCGCGCGACGTGGCTGCGGCCATCCTACCCCAAGTCGAGGCCGTGGTGCGCGCCGTAGAGGCGCTGCCGCCCCCCCCGGACCTTTCCGGCTTCGCGACGAAGGAAGACGTTGCCGCGGTTCGCGCTGCAATCCCCGAGATGCCCGCGCCCGCCGACCTTTCCGGCTTCGCGAGCAAGGCCGAAGTTGAGGCGGTGCGCGACGCGATGCCGGTCCTAATCGAGCCGAAGGACTTCGGCCCGGAAATCGAGGCGGTTCGCGCGGCGATTCCCGAGGCGCCGGACCTTTCCGGCTTCGCGACGAAGGACGATCTCGCGGGCCTCGTAAGCATTGACGAACTTCGCGCCGCGCTCCCCGACGATCCGGACCTGTCGGCTTTCGCGACGAAGGACGATGTTGCCGAGGCGGTCGCCTCCATCGTCATCCCCGAGGCGATCAAGGGCGAGGACGCCGACCCCGAGGCGGTCGCGGCCATCGTGCTCGAGCAGATCAAGCCGGCGGTCGATGAGGAATTGTCGGAAGCGGTACGGCGCATCGACTCGCGCCTTGCCCGGGTGCGGGACGGTCC